CTGCGATGTAGGTACTCACGGAAGCTAGTCACCTTCTCACCAAAAACCTCGCGATAGAGGTCGGATGTGTTCTGGGACCTGGTAAAGTCATGGGCCTCTGCATCATCGTCGTAGACCACCTTGCTTTGCACCACAGAGGTAGTGGCATCACTGAGTGTCATGAAACTAGTGCTAGTCTGGCATGGGAAGTCACGTGGTGCGGCAAACTCCATGTCCTCACAAGCGCTAGCAAACACCAGGAGCGTTGCTGATGAACTAGCCTCTGGGGCCGTCAACCTGTTGACTACACGAACCGACAACACCCCGTTCACACCTGGGAAAAATCCAGTGGGTGAAGCTGAAGTAGACCATGATGGCACTATGCCTCCAGCAATAAGGGGCACTTCCAAGAACTGTGGTGGCTGCATGTATGGGACGACGAATGAGCACTCGCTCTCCTCATCGAGGTCCATAACTGTGGTGTACGTGTTTGGGTTGCCAACAGTAGGACCCGCAGAAAGATCAGCAGTACCACGATCCCAAGAGATCTGTAGGCGCCCTCGATGGTATGGTGATCGGACCAGCTTGAACGTGTACTTGATGCTGCCCCGCCAATACTGAAAGTGGTTGGCCGCATAACTCATTGGTGTGTGCGCTAGCTGGTCTGAAGTCACCTGAAACAGCGCTGGAGTCACAGCCGTTGTGAAGATGGGTGTATCTGGGGTCGCTGTGGTCAACCATTCGGAACCAACCACAAAACTGGACCTGCCCGCAAAACGTGACAAAACCAAGTCATCCTCACCATACCCACCATGTTGGGTGCTACCAATCGCAGTTTCTTGTTTCGGTTGCAATGAGAGCTTGTGCACCGGTTCTGAGATGGCAGTACTAGCCAGCTGAAAAGGCATGGGCTTCATGGGTGCCACATCCGAAATGTTTGGCACGTTCGTGAACCCAAAATACGATGCTACATCAGCAATGGCCGTTGACGCCATCTGGGTAGCCATGGCGTAGGGTTTAAGGAGTGGCACGCGTGTTAGCTTACCAGCAGCATCAGCAACTGCAGATGCAACGTTACTGATTTGCCCATCGTGCTTGAACCCTGACTGCATGATGGGTTGGTCCGTGGGACCCGACAGCATCACGTTCTCTGCCCACGCATAGACCTGGATGTCGATGTTGCTCGAGCTGGTGCCATTAGCGCTCAAGAGAGGGGCAAACTGGATCAGATCCATCTTACCCATGCCTGTCACCGTTGCAAGATCCGTGATATCCATATACGGGTACGGGAACAGGAATGGGAGCTCCATCTCGGCTGTTGACATATTCTGGTTCTCCAGCCAAACATGTGGTTTTTGTGAGTTGGCGACCAGCAACAGGTTCAACGTGTTGGAGGCAGTGTCTGCACGCCAACCAGTCAAAGGAGTGTAGGCCGCCAACATGCTACCGTAGTAGAAGGGAGAGCCGTTGACCAAGAACTTAAGCTTCAGGTTCGCGCGAAGCAGCGAGAAACCCCTTAGCTTGGCGACCATGTTGGCGTCATTGAAGAACGCCGACCAAGGTGTGAACGTGCTCTTGATGCCATTTGCGGCGTTCTCAGCCCACACGTACGAATGGATCAAGCGTGGACGCCCTAGGTACTTCCCGAGATCCTGTTGCATACTCATCGAACTGGCGATACCATTAGTCCATGCAGGCAGGTCGACGTGCACGGAGGCCGGTTCGTTCTTGAATACGACGGTCTCTTGAACAACGTCGGTGCTCACACCACCGTTCGTAGATGGATTGGCAGCATCGTAGACAACTTCACTCTGGGTGACAACAGTGTCACTCCACCTCTGTTTCTTCTTTTTGCTCAGCGTCTTGTTTCTAATTTTACTGATGGCTTTCACAACAACGGGCAGGGCCATTTCCTTGGGCTCGTTGTGGTAGTTTTTGTTTTTGTTGTGTTGCTTGCTGAGGATGATATTGTCGGCAAGAAGAGCCTCCTCAGACTTCTTCTGCTTACGTGCTCGTTTGGGGGACAACCGGACCCCTACGTGAATACGCTCTTCGGAGGAACACTCCATGGTGGTCGATCCCCAGCAGTCCACTCTCCATGACGTCTGTAGCACTACACTGTTGTCATGGCAGTAACTACTGCTGGTTTGCGTGGTTTCGGCTACACAGCCAGGCACCAACAGCGAAGCCTGCAACTTGGGGGAGGAGTCGACAAAACGCTTGAGCATCACAGCCCAACTCGGTCTGCCCATCTCACTCATTCGGAATCGTTGCTCATCCGAAACCTCCAACGACGTGATGAGAGAGTCAATCTTGTCGAAGAAGTCCTTGCCATGAAAGAACGCCTCAGCTTGTGCTGATGCCAAAGCGCTGGCTAGCTGTTCTTCAGGCGTTTGGGTTTTCGATGGAATTGTGTAGAGAAGCATCTTGTAGATGCCCTCCTTTTCCAAAGCGGCCACTTTCATACCAGGGAAGCTCTCATGTGAAACAAACTTGCGCTTGAGAAATGAGACCTCATCCCAGCTAATGTAAG